GGCCACGGGCTCACGCAGGTAGTGGAACGAGTTGCGAGACTTCGCCGTGGCGGTCTCAGCAGCCGTCGCAGAGGCCCGACGCTCGGCCTCTAGGAGTCGCTGAACACGGGCCCCGATGGGGTTCCTCGCGCTGGCGCCGAAGGGCGCGCTGGGCCGAGCGATGAGCTGGCTCCTGCGGAGATTCGGCACTCGGTTCAACTCCCTTCGGGAAACGTGGTCATAGAAGACATCGGCTCAATCCGGACGTCCGTTTGAAGTTGCGCTGCCAACGAGGGGCTTCGAGGCCTGCTGAGCGCCGCGCACGGCACGCTCGAGCTGCTCCAGCTTCTCGATGACGACGTCGTTCCGCGCGCTGTCCTCGGCCTTCATGAGGTCCAGGACGGAGTCGTGGTACATGTTGACGGCGTCCCGAATCAGGGTGCGAAACCGCTCTTCCAGATCCGGGTCCTTGAGCTTGGGGAAAATCTCGCGTTCTGCATGGCCCAAGATCGAACCGAGCGCACGGTTGCGCCGGTTGATCAAGAAGTCCTTGATCGGAACGCCCATCCCAAGTCACATCCTCTTCGCGCCATTCCTGTTCCCAGAGATGACTTCGACCGGTTGAGGCCTGAGATGAAGCCTGCGCGTCACATGAGCCGGGTCGAAGGCGCGCCGCAGCGCCCACAGGACGAGCACGAGCCACACCACGGCGGCACCCAGGGACTCTCGCCAGAGAGCCCGGGGACTCATTCCACGAAGTCCGTGATGGTCAGCTGACCGTAGAACAGGGTCAGCTCGTAGGGAGCGATCTCCTCGACCTCGCGGGCATAGACGAAGGAGTCGACCTCCATCTGGACCACCGGCGTGCTCGAGTCCGTGTTCCAGTCGAACAGCGGGATGAACTCAGCTGCGATGATCCGGCCGAGATACCGGTCGCGCAAGTCGTTCAAGAGCGCCTGGGCAATGCCGACGTTCGCGCCCCAGAAGGCCAAGGAGAAGCGGTAGGGCACCTCCATGAGCGTCGAGCCGAGCTCAGCCTGCTGCGCCTCGCCGGGCTGCGCGTCATCCAACGCCAGGGTGTTCGGAGGCGTCCGGCCGCGCACGGCCTGCTCGGGCTCCTCCTCGTCCTGCATCTCGCTGGCCTCAGGGAAGGAGTCGATGAGGTTGACCGGGTTGTCGCCCACGATCTTGAGCACGCGATCGGGCGTGGTCGTAACGATCCCCGCCGGCGCGCTCGGATTCGAGGGGTCGAGCATGGCCCTAGAGGTCGAGCCGGCCATCCAGCGACAGGCGATCAGCGTGTTCTTCAGGTCCTCGAAGACCGACTCCTGGACCATGCGATCGCGGTGGCGTACGTACGTCACGGGGCTCCTCAGGACTCGTCGATGGCGTAGTAGATGATCGTGTGGATCCCGACGTCGAACAGGCCGGGGGCTTCGATCTCGGTCGGCGAGGCGTAGCGATCGCCGTTGTAACGCAGCTCCTTGCAGCCCTGGATCTTGGCGTAGTCAACATCGAGCAAGGTGACCACGGCCTTGGTGTTGAGGAACTTGCCCACCGGGATCTCGTCGGCATTGGCCCGCTCGATGTCGATGGCGCAGTTCGCGTCCTCGACGATCTCCGGATCTGGCCGGCGCACCTCGACGTCGGCATCAAGCGGCTGCCCGTTCCGGCCCATAGGCGGCGGGTCATCGAGCTGCACCCCGTCCTTCCAGTAGGTCTGCCCGGCCACCTGGCGTACGAACTTCGCCCGGCGGGCCGGGTCAGGCGGGGCGCCCATCTGCGCAGCGAACGTGATCGCGTCCCGGAAGGCGTCGGCGTCGAAGCCGTACGGGATGTTCAGGCCAGCGTCGGGGATAGCCACTCAGCTCACCCGCTCAGCTCGATGCCGCCGTAGTACGACAGATCGTTGTAGAGCCGCGTGCTGTAGGCGTCGATGAGCATGACGGCCGTGGGCATGTTCTCCTCCATGGCCTCGAGGATGCGGTCCTTGGTCACCCGCAGCTGCTTGAGCAGCTCGGCCAGCACCGTCGCCGAGTTCTCCTGCTCGAACTCGACCGGACCGGCCTTGGCGCGGAAGGAGGAGTTCATGTTCAGGATCTGGTTGCGCAGCACCTTGATGCCCGCGTAGAGGACCACCAGGGCGACATCGGACGGAGTGATGTCCGGCCCGCCGGCGGTCGCGGGAGCGAACTCGGCAGTGGTCGGGTCGGCAGGATCGCCGTCGACGACCCAGCCCTGGAGGAAGCCGTCGAGGCGCGCCTCCCAGAACGCGTCGGTGAGGTAGCCGATCCACTCGGCGTCCGTCACCGAGGAGTACAGCGCGCTCCCCGGAGGACGAACCTCGCGCTTCAGCGACTCCACGTAGTCCGCGACATCGACGGCCATCCCAACCTCCTAGCTCACCAAGAACATCGGCTCCTGGAGGCCCCAGATGAGCCTCAGCGGTACGCAGACGAGCGGCCGCCCTGTCCGCGACGCTCGGGCTTGCCGGCCTTGTCGGACTTCTCGGACGCCTTGCTCTCCTGGTCGATGAAGTCCTGGAGCACCTCGTCCTTGGACGTCAGGCGCTTCTTGGGGTTCACCTGGCGCAGTCGAGCCTCGACCTCGCGCAGTCGCTTGACCGTAGCGCCGGGCGCGTCGTCGGCCAGGTCGACCATCCGGGTCAGCGTCGCCGGCGAGTCGAGGAGCTTCATCCACTCCCCCCAGGCCATCTCGCTCGAGCTGAAGATGTCGAGGATCTCCTGGTCGGAGAGGGCGTTCGGGTTGGTCTCGATCGTGATGTCATCCGGGACGTTGACCGGGCGGAAGCTGCCGTTGAGGAACGGGTCGTGCTTCGTGTCCAGGATGCGCTCCTGGGTGATCATCCGCTCCTCGGTGGTGATCGTGAAGGACTTGTTCTCGCCGAGGATGACCTCGTGGTACTCGTCGCCACGGCTGTTGAGCTTGATGACCGTGTTCTGGTACGTGGCGATGTTCTCCCACGTCTCGACGAACTCGCGCTCGTGGTCGGTGATGGTGCTGCGTGCCATGTCCTGCTCCTAGTTCTCGTCGTGCACAGTTTCGATTCCTACACCTAAGAGATCGGCCGGCCGGCGGTCCGGATTGACGTTCGGAAACGCACAGGAGGCCCCGCCCACATCTACGGGGCCTCCGCTCGACCCGTCCGCCACCCGAGAGAGCCTCCCCAGGGACTCTCAGGCGGACGAGGAGTCTGTGTGCTCGCGCTTCTTCGCCGGCATGGAGTTGAGCTTGCCGAGCCTCGAGATCACGGCCATGGCGATGATACCGAGGAACAGCGCCGGCAGGAACAGAACGACATGCCACCAGCGAGTTCGGACGGCCATCTGAATCACCACGGCGAGTAGCAGCAGGTCGTAGCTCAGCGCGATCGTCCAGACGTGCAGAGGCAGGAGGCCGCGCCGGACCCGACCGCGAGTCACGCTGATGTGGTAGCTCGCCCAGTAGCGCATGGCCACGATGAAGGTGAAGCCCATCAGGCCGGCCGCCATCAGCCCAACGACCCAGGTCAGGAACATCATGAGGGCATCCTCTCAGAGAAACGAGAGAGGCCCTCACCCCGAAGGGCAAGGGCCTCTCTGCCGGTCCGAAGCCGGATCAGGCGCCGATCGAGGTGTCGATCAGCCGACGGGCACGCTCGGGGTGGTGCACCAGAACACCGGTGTCACGCCGCGCGAGGTAGTGCCAGTACCAGTTGTCCAGCTCGTTGAACTCCTTGGACTTCAGGCCACCGAAGAACGCGAACTTGCCCGTGTCACGGGTCATGATCCACATCTCGTTGCCCGGGAGGTACGGCTGGCCGTCCTCGTCCTTGTAGTTCTTGAGGCTGACGATCGGGACGCCTCGGTAGACGCCCAGGACGCCCTTCTGCCGGATCTCCTCGCGGGTCTCGTTGCCGAACCCGTCGAAGTCCATGATCTGGTCGACCATGGTGGGCCGGCCGACGATGACGACCTCGCCGGAGCGGGACGAGTCCCGAACCGCCGAGATGGCCGCGTCGACGCCCGGCTTGCTGAGGCCCGGGGTCGCCAGGTAGTACGGCGAGCCGGTCGGGACGGCCTCCGCGAGCACGGTGTGCACGCGACGGTTGATCTCGGCGTCCATGCGCTGGATGCTGAGGTCGCGCAGGGTCTGCGCGCTCTCGGCGAAGTTCGTGAGGAACTTGTCCTCGAACTCCCAGACGTGAACACCGATCATGTCCCGAGGAACCTCGGAGATCTCGGACGTCAGCTCGGACGCCTCGATGTAGCCGCCGCGAGCCATGTAGAAGGCCTTCAGGCCGCCGGCCTCACGGATGTAGCTGCGACCGTTGAAGTCGGTGCGCTCCGTGTCGATCCAGCGGTCGATGAGGGTCTCGTACTCGAAGCCGAGCAGGATGCTCTCGGTCAGGTCGGCCGCGAAGTCGTGACGCCACTTCGGGTCTTCCCAGTTCTCGCGAGCCTCCTCGTTGGCAGCGTCGATGAGCTCGAGCCGCTTCGCGTTGTCCGCCTGGGTCCTCCCGAAGGAGTCCACCATCTGCTTGGTTGCGCTCATGATGTTTCTCCTCCTCTCAGAAGGTGAAGCGGGCCTCGACGAGGCCGGTCGAAGGGTTGGCCTGCTCGACGATCAGCCACGCGGTACCGCCGACATCGGCGGTGGTGGTGCCGTCGGTGACCCGGAACTTGCCGTTGCCGGCAGGCACGAGGCCGTCGCCCGGGGAGAGGTCAGCGACCACGACGGAGTCGTCGAGCAGCGAACCTCCCAGCTGGGTGCGACCGTCGTACAGGGTCTTGTCGGCCTGATTCTTGAACCAGACCTTGACGCCCTGACCGTGCATCATCTGGGCGTACTGGTTGAGCGGAACCTGGTCGTACGGCGAGTCGTGACTCGTCGTCAGGTTGTCCGACTTGTTCTGGATGTGCTCGAAGATCACCAGGCCACAGTTGGGGCCGGGTGCTGCCGCCTCGGTCGCCGCCTTGAGGCGGCCGGGGTTCGCGTCGTCGAGCATGACGGGGGCGCCGATCTTGAACGGGTTGCCCGTGGCCGGCACGCGGAAGCGTGCGTCACGGACGATGTTCTCGAAGGAACGCATCCCGAAGTAGCGGGAGTAACCCATCGTCTACTGCACCTCCTCTCTCAGGACAGGCCCAGGACCGCGCGACGCGCGGCGGGCGGCTTGTCGTCACCCTTGCCGGCGGCGGTGTCCTGCGTGCCGTCGGTCGTGGTGAGCGACTCGGTCGTGCCCGACAGCGCGGATGCGGCATCGGACGGGGCGGTCTCGCCGGCCTCGGACGGCTTGAGGGCCGCCCACTCGGCGAGACGGTCGGTCCAGTCCTCGTCGCTCAGCTCCGCCCAGCGGTCAGCACGCTCGCTGATCTGCTCGTCGGTGAAGAGCTTCAGGTTCCGGACCTGGGTGGAACGGGTCGAGGCGACGTCAGCCTTCGCGGCGTCGGCCTTCGTCTGCTCGAGCTCCTGCTCGGCCTTCGAGGCCTTCTCCACGGCAGCGTTCTTCTCCACCTCGGCCGCGTCCAGCTTCTTGTTCAGCTCGGCGTTGTCGGACTCGAGAGTCGTCTTCGCGGAGCTGAGCGCGGCGTTGTCGGCGGTGAGCTTCTCGTTCGCCTTGGTCAGCTCGTCGATCTTGGAAGCTGCGTCAGCGGTCGCGTCGGTCACGGCCTTCGCCAGGAGCGCGTCGTGCGTCTCCTTGGAAATGGTGTCACTCATGGGGTCTGGGATCCCTCCCTCCGTACTCGGGGTGTTCTCATTGGCTTCGGACACGTCCGGACCGGCGTTACCGCCGTGAGGGATCCGGGACGATGGATCGGCCTGCGCCTTGTCGGCGCACACCGGGCAGATCGAGGAGTCGTGACGAGCGCCCTCCGGCTGGTTCTCCAGCAAGAGGTCGTGCATCTCGACCGCCTGAGCTGCCTCCACGTGAGAGACATCGAAAGATTCGGCCCGGAGATTGAAAATAGACGTGCATCTGGAACTGAAACGGCCCCTCAAGCCGAAGCTCAAGGGGCCGAATCAAGCGCATCTATCGCGCTGCACACGCTAGCTCTTCGCGCGCAGCTTGGCGATCGTCTCGCGGATCTCGTGCTTGTCGCGGCGCAGGGCCCGCACGATCCGGTCCTCGCCCTGGTGGTTCTCGATCATCTGGTCGTAGACGTCGAGCATGTGCTTCAGGCGCTTGATGCCCCTGGCCGGCAGGGTCGGCGGCGCCGGCTTGGCCTTCCGCTCCGGCAGGTCGAGCTCGACACCGTTGATCGTCGCGCCGAAGAACTGGAAGTCGTCGCCCCAGTGCTCCTTGAAGTAGCCACCCCGGACCACGACGATCTGGTTCTGCACGACCGCGTTGGTCCTGAAGAGGCAGGAGTTGATGTCGCCCCGGTCGGCGCCCTTGACCCGGGCGACGAAAGTGGCGATGTGACCGAAGGGGTTGCTGTCGTGCGGGTCGTCGAAGAACCCGACCATGCCGATGACGGCCTTCTCGGGGGCGTAGGTCCGCAGGCTCTCGGAGGTGGCCAGCTTCTGCGCCAGAGCGCTGGCGGACACGGAGCCGATGTTCCGGGCCGT